GAATGGATTATCCTTTGTTGCAGTATAACCAGTTCCTGGATTTACAACATTAATTGCTGTTATTGTACCTGCTGCACTTACCACGGAAGTAAACGCAGCACCGACTCCTGCACCTGCACCCACGTTAACTATAATTGTATTTGTTGTTGCACTTATAATCGATGTTTGAATACCAGAAACTGGATCAGTAGATCTTGGATATGATTTTTCTTTTACGTATCCATCTCTTGAACATGTAAAGAATAAAGAATTATCTACAATTTGAATGGTATTACTTGTTGTTAAACCGTGATTTGGAATTACTAATAATAAATCTCCAGTAAATGAATCATATTCAGCAAATGTAGG